GCAAGGAGGAAGCTCAGGAAAAGGGAGACCACAGCAAGGACAACGAAGCCGACGCACTTCTGATCATCTGCAAGCATCGGCATGGCGACTGGGAAGGTCGCATCCAGCTTTGGTTTGACCGGCGCAGTCAGAGCTACCAGCAGACGGCAACCGAGCAGCCCAAGGCTATGCGCTTGCTTGCCGATGACGACCAAGTGGAGTTCTGACGATGGCAACTGTGACTCGCAAATTCCGCGACGACTTTGAAACGTGGGCAGCAGACCGTATTGCTGCCGGCACCTGGACAGCGCAGGACATCGAAGAACTGAAGGGCTTGCTGCGCATTGACCTAGCGCCTGGCCCCGACCAACTCCGCGCCGGCCTGCATGTGCTCAATGCCGCCGGGGTTGAAGTACCGGCCACCATTGACGACCACAACGAGCGCTACCGACTGTGGGCGGATTACTTCGCGGCCGAGGCGATCCGGGCAAGGGGGCTTATATGAGTTTCCCATTCCGGCAAACCGCGATTTACGCAGCAATTCGCACCTTGAGAATCCCCAGCAGACCACCAGAAACAGCACAGGAGGCAAAAATCACGATGGATGCAGCCCTCATGATTACCGAAGATGAAGAAACGTCACAGAGCGCCGAAAATTGCGGCTGGCTATCCGACGTAGATTTCGACAGCGACGACGAGGCACCGGCCCTGCCGGTTTTCGACTCCGACCCGAAGCGCGATCAAGCCTGCCTTGTACAGACCATCGGCGCCCGGATGCGAGAGGCACGCGAACTGTGCGACATGTCCCAGAGCGTGGCCGCCAAGCGACTGGGCTCAAACCCCTCAATGCTCTCCATGGTGGAATGGGCGACGGATAGAAACTCCGTTCCGCTATGGCTGATCGTGCGCGCCGCCAGACTCTACGATGTCAGCATCGACTTCCTGTTCGGAGCAACAGACGATTTTGAAGTCGGTTTGCAGCGTGGCGTTCAGACCTGGCTGATTGGCGAATGGGAGAAATCACGCATCGAGGACATGAAGGCGCTCGAAAAATTACACCGGCGCGTTGCCGCCGTTTCCGCCCTGCTGCCAGTCATCGCTGATGAATCGGAGCGAACCGCCGAAGCCATCGAGCGCTTTGCCGAAATCAACCCCGGATTCGATGACATGCGCGGCTCAGCACGCCTTGCCGCTGCCGCCGAAAACCTCGTCCGCCATGCCGCAAAAGCCAATAGCACAGCCCAGCGTTTTCGTATCGAAATAGGCGTCGACCGTAGCAATCACCAACCACAAGGAGTAGCACCATGAACCACCAGAACCCAACCCCGCCCGAGCAGGACGGCATCGTTTTCGGCTATGCCAAAGCCTGCACTGAGGCCGCCCGCGAACTCGCCGACAACGCCAGCCCTGAGCGATTCATTCAACTCGCTGTCGATCAGGTTGCGCAGTCCGGCCTTGTTGTCACCAACGAACGGGTAGCCAGCTTTTTGCATGCCAATCTGAAGGCGCTGATGACGACTACCACCCATTTCCAAGGGCAAGCCTGCGCTGGCTGCGAAAGTTGGCAGATGGATACCGGCGACATGATCTGCTGCAACGCCGTGCACTGGCACAACGGCATTCCCGACAACCCGGAGTGCCACAGCAAAAACCCGCAGCAATAACCGGAAAACCGGGCAAGAAACCCGGTTTTGTCGGGCAGACAATGACCGAAACCACAGGAGAACCCAAATGTTTGACCGCCTACCCACCCCCGCCCCCGAAGAAATCCGGGAACTCATCACTGACCGCGAGACGATCCGCGTAGCGCAACGTGGCATCTTCCAGCTTCGAACGATTGCCAGCAAGCTGAACCCCACCACCTTTGCCGCCATCGCTCGCCAGCAGTACCGCACCGAGCCGCTGAACATGGCTATTGCATTGCTGGCACACGAGATTGACCGTGCAGCGCAGGAAATTGAGGATCACGCCCGGCGATCCGAGCAGGCCAAGCAGGAAGAGGCCGCTCGGAGTGCGCAGATTGTCGGCACGGCAACCCGCCGCCTATTCGCACTGATGGAAGCCATCCCTCAACTGGAAAAGGCCATCCACAATGCCGAGCATACCCACACCCAGCGCCGCCAAAAGCTGATTACTGCCGGCATGTCTGCTGATGAGGTCACGCGTTACGCACCCGCTGCGAACGTCGGCGAAATGATTGCCAACTTGGATGCTGCGCGTGTTGAAGCGGTTTCGCTGGAGCAGTACCTGAGCACCCGCGATGAATCGCTGCTCCCGCCGGGTTTCGTGCCTTGCGATCCAGTCAAGGTGCAGGCGCCGCAACCAAAGCTCGAAGTTCCCGCGTATCTCCGGGCGTAACGATCAACGGCCGGGGCGAGAGGCGGGAATGAAACAGGGATGGCGCTTTCCCGAATACCGCCCACCACGAATCAGCGGTCATTGATCCCCGGCCACCACTTTCAAGGAGCAGCCATGCAGACACACCAGACCAAGACCGGCCGCCCCCCCGGTGCAACCGGCATCCGGGCTCAAGCCGCAAGGCATGCGAGTGAGGCAGTGGAAGCCCTCGCCTCCGTAGCCCGTGACAGCGCCGCCCCAGCAGATGCCCGTGTGCGCGCCGCCGAGGCGCTTCTTCAGCACGCTACCGTGCGGAGAGCAGCATGAGTGAGCGGAGCGCCCCTGAGGCTACAGGCCAAAACCCGGCCAGCCAGCAGAAAACGAAGCAAAACCTCTCTTCCCTGTGGGACGGGCTATCTCCGCACCTGATAGCCAGCTTCTACGAGGTTGGCCGCAACGGGAAGCGGATTGACGAGAGCACTACTGTTCGGGCGCCGCTGCTCGAATCCAGCCTGGAATTGACGCTTGGATGGAAATCGCCTTTTGAAAATTCTGGCATGGAATCAGGATTTCCGACCAGCGCCGCCATGCTCCAGTCTGGATTGCTTGGGCCGCTGGTAGATGGCGCTGACTTCATCAGCCAGTTTGAGGGACGTACCGGCGTCACGAAACTGAACAGTACCCAAGTTTTCGATGCTATGCAGCCGGCAAAAATGCAAGTGACAGCCCTCTTCCGGGCATGGCGAGAACCCAAGCGGGAAGTAGAGGCACCATTCAGCAAATTGATGGAATGGGCATTGCCGATCAAGCTTGCCGAGGACGGCCTTGTTTTGTCACGCTTGGTGACAGCGGTAAAGGATGGGAAGTTGAATGCCGCCGGCCTCGCCGAGGTAGCCATGCCAAGCCGCGCACCAACCATCATCGCCATGAAATACAAGAACCGGATTTACTCGCCGTTGGTGATTGAGGGCATCTCTGCCCCCTTGAGCTCTCCCATCGACAAGCATGGAGATTTTGTGGAAATGGCAATCTCCATGACCCTCTGCACCCTCGCTGCTATTGATCGTGGCGATTGGGTAGGGATGAGACAGCAATGAGTTTCAGCGCCGGGGCCGTATAGCGGGAATACAAGACCCTTCGTGGAAACAACGCCAGCCCAGCACAGGGTCGAGTGATGCCCCGGCGCCCCTACACCGCAAGGAAGCAGTAACGATGATGCCGAACCGCCCACGGGCACCATTGACCCCTGACAAAGCCCTGGGCGAGCAGTACGGCAACCGGCTGGGCTTCCTGCGGGAAATCGCAATGGAGACCGGGAATCGCGCCATTGCAGGCATCGCCCGTGCGATGGGAACCGAGAAACGACACCAAGCCAAAGAAGCCCGGCAACGCCAAGCAGCGCAGACCGGCAAACGATAGGAGAACAACATGAGCGCGATCTACACCAAAACCGGAGATGCCGGACTGAACATCGTCCTGACCCTTGCCGCCCTCTACGAATCAGGCGGGTTGGCTTTCACTGACCAGGCCGATCCGGTTGCCCGCGCATTTGCTGAGGGGCTTTTCACCGATGCCACTGCACGCCTGCCGAGTTACGACCATGCCCGCCAAGAAACCGACCAGTAAGCCCACCAGCAAGGTCAAGGCAGCGCCGAAACGTGGGCGCCCTACGGCCTACCTTCCCGCGTATGCCGAGCAGGCCCGGCGGCTTGCCATGCTTGGACTGACCGATGCCGAGATGGCGGAATTCTTCAGTGTTTCGGAGCGCACCTTAAACACCTGGAAGAAGGCACACCCCGATTTTCTTCAGTCCCTAAAGGCTGGCAAGATCGAGGCAGATACGCACGTCGCCACCGGCCTGTATCAATCGGCCATCGGCGGGCATGTCGTCACCGAGACCCGCGAGCAGGAAGGGCCGGACGGCGGCATCACGCGCACCAAGGAAACCAAGCAAGTCCCGCCGAACGTCACGGCACAGGTTTTCTGGCTGAAGAACCGCCAGCCGGCCAGGTGGCGAGACAAGCAGGAGATTCAGCAGGACATTTCCACGACCGGCGTTTCAACCCTTGAAGAGCTTGATGCATTCTTTGACGAGATGATGCGAAAAAGCGAAGAACAGCATCGGCAGATGCTTGCAGAACGCGGGCGCGGAGGCGAGGCATGAGCACGAAGGCGAATAACCCGGCCAAGGCCCGGCGAGGCCGCCCGACCAAGTTCCGGCCGGAGTTTGTGGAACAGGCCCGCAAGCTCTGCCTGCTGGGTCTGACGGACGGCGAACTGGGCGATTTCTTCGGCGTGGATGAGGCAACGATTCACCGCTGGAAGCATACCCACAAGGATTTTTGCGAGTCCATCTCGACCGGCAAGATGCTGGCTGATTCTGACGTTGCCGACAGCCTCTACCGGAGCGCCGTGGGCGGCCACTTCATCACCGAGGAACGCCCGGCTGGGGGCGAGAATGGCCCGGCAACCGTGCTGCCCATCAAGCGCCAAGTAGCACCCAGCGTGCAGGCGCAGAGCCTATGGCTGCGAAACCGCCAGCCCCACCTATGGCGTGATCGTGTCGAGGTCAAAGCCGATTTGAGCGTTGATCCATTCCCACCGAAGGAAAAGCTACAGGCACTGTTGGAAGATTCGCTGAAACGCTCTACCGAAAAGGCGAAGGCGCTCATTGGCCGCCGGGAGCGTCTGGGTGTCGGCGTGGAGCCGTTGGACGCTACCGACTGACGCCGGCCAGGTGCTACCATGGCGCAGGCTTTCGCCCCCACCCCTGGCCGTGCTCGTGTAGGCCAGGGGTGCGTAGGTGCTGCCGAGTCGTATATCTCGCTGCATTCACCGGAAGCCCCCTATCTACCGCATGGAGTTCCCGTGCCGATTGTGATTGACCACCCCGATGCACTGCGGCCGCCGGCTGAAGTCACTGACCCAGCCAGCAACCCTAAGCCAAAGCACGCGCTGATGCTCATCACGCCGGATTGGGTCAGGCACGATCCGCAATGGTGGCAGGTTGAGGCCACCGTGATGGCGTGTTTCGGAAGGATCGACGGCGGCATCGGTGAATTCTGCATCCTGCAAATCCGGGATGCGAACACCTACGTGCAGACGGCCTTTTGTCCAGAGGCCGGCGCTGCATGGCGACTGGAATGGCGCATCACTGATCCTGACGGCACGTACAGCCACTACTACGCCAGCGATCCGGCAGACGGCGGCGATGCAGACATCCTTCTGGATGTTGATTCCGTCATCCTCGCCTTCCGAGCGTTCTACGTCGGGGGCGATCTGCCCGAGGCGTTGATCTGGCGAACCCACCCGATATAGTCCGGCCAGACTGCCCGATGCTGCCCGGAATCGCCTGATATTGCCAGTCATTGGTAATTCTCTGCACATTGTAGTTTGCAAGCGCAGAAGGTTGTTTTTATTGGAGTTTTTCGGCCTTGTCTTTCGTTGATACCATCAGCCGTACCATCAATAAAAAATGCTGCAAACACCAGTCATTTCAATGGGTTGCGGTCGATTTTGGCGAGAAACAGGGAGGCGCGGCCATGAGTGATGGTATCGCCCGGCAAAGCATCAATGAGAAAGGCTTCCGATGCTCCCGGGAACGAGCCAGGGACGGAAGCCTTTCAGTGAGCGCTGGGCAGCACTCGCAGTGCGAGTCTAGCAGAGCCGCCTACGGGTGCGCGTGAATCGGCTGGGCCACCAGGCGGACACCGAGCGCCGCGCAAACCTTGCTGATGGTCTCGAAGCGAGGGCTGGCATTCGGGCGCAGTGCCTTGTAGAGCGCTTCGCGGGTAATCCCTGACGCTTTGGCAATGTCGCTCATGCCGCGTGATCTGGCAATCGTACCCAGCGCATCGGCCAGCGCCGCCGGGTCGTCTTCCTCAAGTACCACGGTCAGGTATTCAGCAATCGCCTGTTCGTCGGGCAGATGCTCCGCCATGTCGAATTCGGGCAGGTCGGCAATCTTGATTTTCTTGGTCATGGCTTAATCCTCCAACGTAGCGGCCAACCTGATGGCCTTGGCAATATCGGCGGTCTGCGTGGCCTTGTCACCGCCACCCAGCATCACAATCAGCACTGCGCCATGTTGCACGTAGTACATGCGCCAGC